CTTTACAATCTCAACACAGACTTCTATTCTTGCTGAAACTGGTGGACAATGTTCTATTACGAACAGTAACTCCTCGTTTGGTGACTTCGGACTAATTGCTCGCGGTAGTTCTGAAGTACTGTATGATGGTAATCTCGATTCAGCAAAACTCTTGTATGATGATACAATTCGTATTTCAAATGTGATAAATAGAGATAGTGCTGATTATTTCGGAACTGTCGGTCAAACTAAGTTGCCAAACTACGGTGATGCAATGAAGTTTGATAGTGAAGAATATTATTATACAGTGTTGGGTGTTGATTCTGTTGGTGGTGGTGTATATGACATCTCTTTCGAACCTGGACTGAATAGTAATAAATTAGCAAATCAAGAGATAACGTTCAGACAGCGATCTCAGATCACATCATCTTCGCACACATTTGAATATGTGGGTGCTGGAACTAACACGTTTACTGCTATTCCTCAGAATGGTGGTATACCAATACCAGAAAGCGAAGTAGTATACGATGTTGACACAAACGAAGGTTTAGTAGTATTCACATCGACGGATCAGTTAGGCGACTTTAGAATTGGTTCAGAACTGACAATTAAAAGACAGGAAGGTAGAATTGTAGGTGAGACGTTTGAACGATCTCTATACGCTATTCTAACTCCATATATTCTAGCACTAGAAGGTTAAAGAAAAATGGCAACTCCACTCAATACGTTTAAGTCAACTTCTGTTACTGTTGTTGGTAAAGATACGCTTACTGGCGACAGCGATTTAGTCTATACTTCACCCAACGGAATCACGGCGATTGTGTTGATGGCGCAGGTAGCGAATATCGACTCTGCTGGTACTGGTACTTTCGAGGTTAATATGCAACAGTCGCTGTCACTGGCAGCACCAGCAGTTCACTTGATTAAAGGTTATCGAGTTGCGCCTCGTGATGCAGTAAGTCTGATTACAGGTAAGTTAATTATTGAAGAAAACGGTGTTATCCGATGCTCAACTAATGCGGCGGGTGCTGGCAAACTGCAATTAACTCTAAGTTATTTGGAATCATTAAATGGTTAATACAATAAGCGTTTCGGGCACTTCTCTTACAGGTGGTGTATCCACCAGACCAGTAGAGGATCTCGATTCAGCAAGATATGAGTATATCACTCTCGATCAGGTAGAACCGAGTCCTGGTAATCCGACAACTGACGGTCAAGTTCTCACGTCTCTTGCTGATGGTACTCGTTCTTGGGGTGACATATCAAGACTTACGCTTAATGCCCTTAACTTCACGTCACTAGATTCCGGTGAAGTTGGCGACGAATATGCACTATTCGTAAAGAACAATCCTTTTGATGCTAATGCAGATAGTGTTGTTGTTCGTAAGATTGGTGCAGGTGCATTTGCTGACACAGCAAACGAGACTCTAGCAACTGTCACCGCACGAGGCGATAGCACACAAGTCTACTCGTACTTCTACGGTGGACTATATGCTGATAGTGTAGTAATTGCTGGTAATCTTACTGTTAGTGGCACACAAACAATACTTAATACCGCAACATTAGAAGTCGATGATCTAAACATAGTTATTGCTAGAAATGCGACTAACAATGCTGAAGCAGAAGGTGCTGGTATTACAGTTGCAGGTGCTAATGCGGGTATTACATATGCATCTACAGACAACTCATGGAACTTTAATCGTCTAACTAACTTTGAGACCGGTCTTGCAGTAGTAGGACCATCTTTATTTGATTCAGTAACTATTGATGGCGAAGTTGTTATCAATAATACAGATGCATCTGTCACTGCTACATTCGGTTTATTCTTAGAACCCACCACAAATAGACTTGTTACTCGTACTATTTCTACAGATATTCTTGATGGAACAATTGAATTAACTCAGGTTGTATCGACCGATCAAGACTTAACATTCTATCCTACATTTGTAAGTGTACTAAATGGCGGAGATAGTGCCAAAGTTGATAGTGCATTAACATATAATGCTTTTAGTAATAGACTTACTCTTGGTAATCTTTCTTTAACTCAGATTGATAGGGACCAAGAGACCGATAACGTGCTTGTACTTTCTGCACAAGACTCTGTATCGTTCAGAGAATTGGGCAATCTTGCTTATCTCGATTCAGAGCAAGACACACTACAATCTGTAACCAGTCGAGGTGCTACTAGTACAGACAGCGTAACTTTCGGGGGTGTAAATGTAGAGGGTGATATCGAAGCGAGTCGCTACTTTGACGCTTCGGCAAGACAATTAGTAATTTATGACTCAGTAGGTGCTACTCTCTGGGGTGCATAAATAACAGATAAACATTGGAGTAACAAATGGCATCGCCAGATTCAAGACAAGATTTAATCGACTTCGCTCTACGTAGATTGGGCGAACCTGTAATTGAAATCAATGTTGATATAGATCAAGTTGAAGATAAGGTTGATGACGCTCTTCAAAAATATCAAGAGTTTCATAGTGATGCAACACTTAGAACTTATCTCAAGCACGAAGTAACTAGTACTGATGTTACTAATGGATACATTCCGTTAAACGCAAACATTCAGTGGGTAAAGAGATTGTTTCCTCTGAATTCATCGTTTGGTTCAGGCGGTAATATGTTTGATCTAAAGTATCAGATGTATTTAAACAATATGGCAGACTTCTATAGTTTTGCGGGCGATCTATCGTACATATATCAGATGGAACAATATCTAAGTATGATTGATCAGCAACTAAGTGGAATGCCTCAAGTACGCCACTCACGTAGAGAAGGTCGTCTATACATTGACGGCGATCTTGCTGACGGAGATATTAAAGCAGGCGATTATGTTATTGCTGAAGTATATCAGATCATTGATCCGGAAGTACACTTGAGCATATGGAATGATATGTTCATGAAAGATTATACCACACAATTAATCAAACAGCAGTGGGGCGTTAATATGTCCAAGTTTGAGGGAATGCAATTGCCGGGTGGTGTTACTATTAGTGGTCGTCAATTGTATGAAGACGCGACTGCTGAAATCGAGAAACTTGAAGAGAAATTACGTCTCGAACAAGAACTCCCAGTTGACTTTCTGATAGGATAACATGGCAACTAATCTTTACTTCTCACAGGGCAGAAAGTCTGAGCAGACTCTCTACGAAGATATCATTATTGAGTCTTTGAAGATGTATGGTCAGGACGTTTACTATGTCCCACGTGAACTGGTTAACCGAGATATAATCTTCGGCGACGATAGTACATCGCGATTTGATAATGCATATCGTATAGAAATGTACATAGAAGGTGTCGAAGGATTTGATGGTGAAGGTGACTTGTTCGCTAAGTTTGGTGTAGAGATTCGAGATGCTGCCACATTCATTATGGCAAGACGGCGATGGTTGAACACTGTTGCTTCTATAGAAAACACTTTAGAAGAACCGTTCTATCGTCCGAGAGAAGGCGATTTGATTGTCTTAACATTGTCTAACTCTATCTTCGAGATTCAAAAAGTAGAAGACGAGACACCATTCTATCAGTTAAAGAATCTTCCTGTGTTCCGTATGCGATGTGAATTGTTTGAATACAACGACGAAGATTTTGATACGGGTGTTGGAGAGATCGATGCAATTGAGACTGTACACGCATACAGTTCTACGCTTATATTTGATGAGACAACATTTAGTGTAGCAAATAGTAAGTTTGAGATTGGCGAAGAGATATCACAGGTCAATGCAACTTTCACTATGAATGGTGAGATTGTTAATATTGATGCTTCTGTTCCAGGAACATATAAGGTCTATGTTTCTCACGGTGGTGCCACCGATGGTCTTTATCATAGTTGGGCAGCATCATTACCTGTAGTAGGACAGAGTTCAGGAATCAGTGAAACCCCAACATCAGTTGGCAGCGAGAACTTAGAAGTGGATAATCAGAATGCAATCTTTGATACGGTTGCAACAGACTTCATCGACTTCTCTGAGTCTAATCCGTTTGGAGATCCAGTATAATGTTAGGTTCACACTTCTATCACCAAAGAATTAGAAAAGCAGTTGCTGTATTCGGTTCATTGTTTAATAACATAAACGTCATACGTAAGAATACCGCAGGCGAAGTTATTAGTCAAGTAAAAGTTCCTTTATCTTATGCACCAAAGCGCGACTTTCTCACACGCATGGATAATATGCTTAACGGTGAGACGAACGAAAGACAGATAGCACTGAAACTGCCTAGAATGTCATTTGAGATCATAGCAATGAATTATGATCCAGTAAGACAATTACCTAAGATGAACAATTGTGTTAAAGCACCGACAACGTATACTGGTTCAGCAACACAACTATACACTCCTGTTCCATACAATGTAAACTTTCAGTTGAACGTGTATGGTAAAAGTCAGGATGATGTATTACAAATTATAGAACAGATTCTACCCTATTTCACACCACAGTATACTGTAACAGTAAAACCTTTATCGGAGTACGATGTCAAGGAAGACACCCCCATAACAATGACGGGTATCACTTTCTCTGATGACTATGAAGGTCAGGTTGAGAATAGACGTTCTATCATATATACACTTGACTTCGAAATGAAGATCAGTTTGTATAAGGGTGTTGCGGCATCAGGTACTATTATAACAAGTGCTGATATTAACGTTAAAGATTTAGAAGGCAATGACTTGTTCACTACATCTTTGGTAGGTAACATTATAACAGGTACGAGTGGTACACTAGCAAACGAAGATGGTGGCACAATAACACAAGCATTCAAGATTGTTAATGCGCAGAGTAGAGTAATCTCATTTACAATCGGCACTGCTCCTACAAATGGCACCGCAATTGCTAATGTTGATACAACTATAGTAACGCCTTCGGGTGGGTTTAACGCTACTGGTACTTGGTCATATATTCCTGATCCAGATTTCTCGGGTTCTGACTCATTCGTACTTGATGTAAATCTAGTAGACGGAACAAAACTCGAACAGACAATCAACGTCACGGTAACTAATGCGATTGATGATGCTATCAATGTTGTAGCGTCAATTGACACTGGTGATGCATTATCAATTGATATTGATGTTGGTGCTAATGATTCATTCGAGTCTACTTCTATTGTCTACTCTATACCGACAGGTGGTGCACCAGATAATGGTGTAGTAGCAATACAAGATTCAGTGAATGGAATAATTCGTTATACTCCTGATAGTGGGTTTACAGGAGTCGATATATTCACATATAGAGTGACACCAAGTACAGGACAAGTAGAAACTGCAACAGTTACGATAACCGTGACTTAAAACACTATAAATAGAATTATAGAAAACATATTCTGAGGAATAACAATGGCAGGCGTAAAGATAACAGACTTAGATTCGGCAATTGGTGCACCAGCATCAGATGACGTTCTAATTATAGTAGATACTAGCACTAACGTGACCAAGCAAATCAAAGCATCAGATTTACTTCTTGGTCAGACTGCTGAAAGAGCGAATACTATAAAGATCGCTAACGACACAACATCTACCGAAGCGTCTATTCATTTTGGTAATGGTGTAAGTGGATCGTATGATTCTGTTGGTATTAGTAGTTCACTTCAATATGATGCTACTACAGGTACTTTGTCTGCACTTGCATTTGAAGGTAACGGTTCTGCTTTAACTAACTTGCCACAGAATGATCCTGTCGTGAATGCGGTTGATGCGGGCGCTGATGCTAATCCATATTATCTGATGATTCGCAACAGTGCGACTGGTCTTGACAGTGTACATACTCAGAGCAACTTAACATCTAATCCAAATACTGGTGTATTAACTTCTCCTTTCTTTGCTGGTGACGGTTCGTTACTAACAGGTGTTCTTGCTGATAGTGCAACTAATGCTGACAGCGCAAACTTTGCTACCGAAGCAACTCATGCTTTATATGCTGACAGTGCTACACAGGCAGCAAGTGCTTTATTTGCTACAAATGCAACTTTTGCTGTTAATGCTGATAGTGCAACAGTCGCTACGTCCTCTTTGACTTCTGCTCTTGCTACATTCGCTCTTGCCGCTGATAGCGCAGGTAATGCAAGTAATGCGACTCAAGCACAATATGCTGACACCATTGCTACTACTACTGCCGTCTCCGAGACAACTTTGTATCCTTTCATGGGTACTGCTCAGACTGGATTACAAGCAACTCTTGTCGCTGATGGCGCATTAACATATAACGCATCGAACGGTAGATTGTCTTCTACTGCATTTGCGGGTGATGGTTCTTTACT